GACGAGTAATGGCACTTTCAGGCAGTACAGATTTTGAACCTAACGTAACCGAGTTTGTTGAAGAAGCTTTTGAGCGTTGTGGTATTGAACTCAGAACAGGATACGATCTTAAAACAGCGAAAAGATCTATAAACCTTATGTTAGCTGAATGGGCTAACAGAGGTTTGAATCAATGGACAATTGAACAAACAACTCAGGCTTTGACAGAGGGTACTGCAAGTTATTCTCTTAATACAAATGTAATAGACATACTTGATATGTCTTTACGTAGAACCATTAATAATGAAACTACTGATATTAGTATGAGTAGAATTGGTCGCTCCGAATACTTAAATATACCCACTAAAGATACTAAAAGCCGACCTTCACAGTTCTTTTTTGACAAGCTGACTACGCCTGTAATAAAAATATGGCCAAGTCCTGAAAATTCTACGGATGTTTTAGTCTTTAATAAAATAGTTCGTATGGACGATGCCGATACAGCTATAAATACTTTGGATATGCCTTTTAGGTTTTATCCTTGCTTTGCAGCTGGCTTGGCTTACTACATATCAATTAAAAGGGCGCCTGATCGTATGCAAATGCTCAAAGCTGCTTATGAAGAAGAATTTAGACGTGCAGCTGATCAAGATGAAGACAGAGCATCATTTCGCATCAAGCCATCTATGAGGAGTAGTTATTAGTGGCTTACGCTGCTGGTAAATTTGCTCGCGCACTTTGCGATAGGTGTGGATTTGAGTATAAATTGCATGAACTCAAGGAAGAATGGAATAATTTAAAAACATGTCCTGAGTGTTTTGAGCCAAAATCTCCGCAGATTGACCCTAGACCAGTCGTTACTGATCCAGAAGCTCTTTATAAACCAAGACCTAATAACGATAAAGAAGTTGGTGAAGGCTTCGTAGTCATATCAGATGCTAATAATTTTACTGCTACCAGTATAAATTCTTTGTCTATGAATCCTTCAATATTAGGTTCTAATTTTACTACTCCTAAAATGACAGGAAGTGTAGGAACAGTTACAATCACAACATGACTTATACTGAATTATATACTTTGATTCAAAACTATCTCGATTATAACGAGACTACTTTTAACAATACTATTCCAGATTTTGTTAAAAATGCTGAAGATCGTATATTTAATTTAGTACAAGAAGATTTCTTTAGGAAAAATGTGACAGGTAGTTTGACAACGGGCAACCGTTTCTTGACCTGTCCTACAGATTTTATTCTGAGTTTTTCGTTGGCAGTTATTGATAGTTCTAGTGATTATCATTTTCTGGAAAAGAAACACCCCAGTTTTATGCAGGAGTACACTCCTGATATAACTGATACCAGTCTGAGAGGGCTGCCTAAATACTACGCTGACTTTGATAAGGAATACAGCACTTCTGGAAGTTCTGGAACAACTATCACCGTCGCGCCATTACCAGATGCAAACTACTCTGTAGAATTGCATTATTTATACAGACCAACAAGTTTGGTTTCTGATACAGGGGGTACCTGGCTTTCCGTTAATGCCAGAGACGCTTTGCTTTATGGCTCGTTAGTCGAGGGCTATACTTTTATGAAGGGTGAACCAGATCTACTGACAACTTACGAAAATAGATTCCAACAAGAAATTGCTAGATTAAAAAATAGAGCAGAAGCTAGAGGAAGACGCGATGAATATCGTTACGACTCACTTCGCTCTAATGTAAGTTAAAAAGGAGAAAGTATGAAGCCTATCAAGAAACTTGAGGGCAAGACTGTAGCCATCGTAGGTATGGGACGTAGTTGGTTTGACTACAATCTTGCTAAATCACACGGAGTACATTTTGACGAAGTTTGGGCAATTAATGCCGTAGCAGACGTCATATTCCATGATCGTATATTTATGTTAGATCCAGCCAGTCGTTTTTTTGACAGCGACGATGCAGGCGGTCAAACAGATTCAATGAAGAAACTACTTAAAACACATGAAGGGCCAATATATACATGTGAATTAGATGACAGAGCTAAAGGATTAGTTTTGTTTCCAATAGAAGAAGTGGTTAGAGATTTAAATTGTTACTATCTAAATAATACAGTTGCTTACGCTATAGCTTTTGCGTTATGGAACAAAGTAGGCTGTATAAAAATGTTTGGTGTAGATTTTACTTATACAGGCAACTTATATTTTGCAGAATCAGGTAGAGGATGTGTTGAATATTGGTTATCTAAATGCCAAGGTGCAGGTATACAAGTAGAAGTTGCTAACTCATCTACTTTATTAGACACATCTATACCTGTAGAAGATAAATTATATGGCTATCATCGTTTAGATGATCCTAAAATAATTGTTCACGATCAAGAAAATAAACTACGAGTATTTAACAAAAGTCAGATTGAAAACAAAGAGCAAGAAGAACAAAAACCTGTTCTTATGGATAGGTATGATACGCATCTTAAAGAGGTTAAAGCTGGAGATCCTAAAGTATGGTAGACGAAATAACACCAGGAGCTATACCGAGTTTGGGTATTATAGAGGCTAAGACTTCTAACTTTGGTGGACACCCACCTGAGTTCTGGGCAGAAAGATTGACTGAAAAAATCGTAAGTGTATCAGAGGATAGTGAACCGCATGTTAGAGAGCAAGCTAGAGTGTATCAAGAAGCAATTCGACAGGTTTGTTTAATTTATTTGAAAAATGCTATAAAATCCTATAAGGCTACATTAATTCAAGAGCTATTGAAGGCTGGAGAAGAAGATGTAGCTAAAATTGTAAAAAGGATATAAATATGGCTATCACATCAACATTAACAACCAGCTTTAAAAAAGAGCTGCTAGAGGCTGTCCATAACTTCAAAAACTCAGGTGGAGACACTTTTAAATTGGCTTTATATACAAGTTCAGCCACTTTAGGGGCTACTACTACTGCGTTTACGACTACTGGACAAGCATCAGGTACTAACTACACTTCTGGTGGGGCAAACCTTACCAGGGTTGATCCAACATCTTCTGGAACTACAGGGTTTACAGACTTTGCAGATTTAACTTTTGGTACAGCTACTGTAACTGCAAGAGGTTGTATGATTTACAACTCAACTGACAGTAATAAATCTGTTGCTACGATAGATTTTGGTGGAGATAAAACCTCTACAGCTGGAGATTTTACTGTAGTAATGCCTGCGGCAGCAGCAAGTACGGCTTTAATTAGAATCGCCTAAGTAGCCTATGGCTGATATAACAGGCTGGGGTCGCGGAACCTGGGGTTCGGATACCTGGGGAGAACCTAATCCTGTCACGCTTACAGCGCCAAGTGCGGCTACGTCCGCTTTAGGTACTGTAACTCTCAAATGTGACAACAATATTACTGTTTCAGGCCAAGCAGGTACTGGAGCAGTAGGTACACCTACTTTTGATTGTGAAGCAAACGTAACTCCTACAGGACAATCAGGAACTAGCGCACTAGGATCTGTAACAACAGATGCAGAAGCTAATGTCACTCCATCAGGGCAATCTGCTACTAGCGCACTTGGTACAGCATCTGTAGACGCAGAAGCTAATGTAACGCCTACTGGACAATCGGCTACTGGGGCTGTATCAGGGGTTGGAGTAAATGGTCAAGCAATAGCTACTTTGCCAACCGCTGTAGGTACGCTAGGAGCTATATCAGTTGATGTAGATGGAGAGGCAAATGTACCCGTATCTGGGCTTTCCGCTACTAGCGCACTTGGTTCTGTAACCATACATCATAACGCAAGATTTGATGTTAGTGGGGTTTCTTGTACTGGTTCGGTTGGCTCTGTATCAGTTGTAGCAAAAGCTGGAGTATCAATAACGGGCCTATCAGCTACAGGAGAGTTAGGAGAGCCGTTTGTTTGGAGTTTGATTGATGAGTCGCAAACACCTAATTTTAGTGAAATAGATGAAGATCAAACACCTAATTTTACAACCATAGATAATAGCCAGACCCCGAATTGGGAAGATGTTGCTTAACTATGCAGAAGAAAGGTAATATAATCAATTGAACGGAGATATAAATGGCTACTTATGTAAATAATTTAAGACTTAAAGAAATAGCTACTGGTGATGAGTCAGGAACCTGGGGAACAAGTACAAATACCAACTTGGAGTTGATCGGAGAAGCACTTGGATTCGGTACTGAGGCAATAACCACAAATGCAGATACACATACTACTACAGTAGCAGACGGTAGTTCTGATGCTGGTAGGGCTATGTATCTTAAATATACAGGAACGCTAGACTCGGCCTGTACGATTACAATTGGACCAAACACTATGAAAAGGATGCAATTCATAGAAAACGGGACGAGCGGATCTCAAAACATAATAATTTCACAAGGTTCTGGAGCAAATATAACTATACCTCCAGGAGATGTAAAAGCAGTCTACCTAGATGGTGCTGGTAGTGGAGCAGCGGTTGTAGATGCTTTCGCTAGTCTTTCTGTAGTAGACCTAAAAGTACAAGACGATTTAACAGTTACAGATGATCTTATAGTAAATGGTGATATAGATTTAGAAGGCT